TTTGATAACTCAATAGAGCATCAAGTCCTCTAACTGCTAATCTACAAATACGTTCAAAATCACTTAACGTTCTAATGACGCCCCAATTGATTGCCGAGAGAGTACAAAGTGAAATTTCTCCGTCAGGATCATTTAGATCATTGAGAGGTTTCGTAGGCAAGTTAATTTCTGTACACAGATTTGACATACGAATAGGTGCCAATTCTTGGTCAAAAGAACCATGTTCATTCGCATGGTCAACATTCATTAAATATACACGACCAGTATTTTTACGTTCATTCATAAAGTTAGAGAATAATTCAAGTGCTGAAATTGTCTTTTTGCGAATACGAGTATTACGTTCTGCCCGTTCATATAATTCACGGAATTTATCTTGGTCAGCAAAAAATGCTTCGTACAATCCTGGAACATCACTTGGTGAAAATAGTGTAATGTCTCCGCCTTGAATCAAACGCTCATACATCAGTTTGTTGAATTGAACACCATAATCCAAATGACGAACACGATTGTCTTCTGTGCCTTTGTTGTTTTTCAACACAAGAAGGTCTTCAACTTCAAGATGCCATATCGGGTAATACAATGTTGCTGCGCCGCCACGAACACCACCTTGAGAACAATTATGAGTAAGAATCATTTCTTCTGCTAATGAATTTTGGGCAAAAAATACTTCTGTGTCTCGTACACTAATATCATAATGCCGTTCGTCCCTATTGTCAATAGAAATAGTATCTAATGTAGTCATTCCGTTTTCAGTTACAATTATGTCTGTCCTGGACAAATCATCGGGCATAATGCTTTGTATCGTTCCATCACGCTGTGCCATAATAGGATGATTTGATGAACAGTTAATCACAGAACCATTATCAAAAGTCAATATTCGCTGCATCTCTTTCGGAACTATCGTTTCCCACACATCTTCAACAGGACAAAACACAACCTCGTTTGTTTCCTTGTCAAATGATTTAATTTTCATGCCAGGCTTTAAATCTTCAATTTTAATCTTCTTTGTGTTCATTTCATCATCGTCTAAAACTTCAACATATGTGTCAGGTGTCAGACAAGATTTCACGGAGGCTTGAAATAATTTCAAGAACGGAATAACGCCAGTGTGTGACGCATCACCATGACGAATAGGAGAATTAATAGCACGAATACTACCTGCACCAATACCGATGCCTGCTTTTTGAGATACATATTTTACAATTGAAGCAGACGTTGCGTTAATACTATCTAAACTATCGCCTGTTTCAATCAGAACACAGGATGAAAATTGCTTCTGTGTTGTCCGCACACCTGCCATAACAGGAGTTGGCAATGAGATTTCAAAATTGGATACAGATTCATAATATTCTTTTACCCACTGTAACCGAGACTTTCCATTAGTAACAGGATAATCACTGAACAATGATGCTGCTATAAGAATATACGCCATTTGTGGAGTTTCATACAACTGTTTAGTGACGCGATTTTGAACAAGATATTTACCACGAAATTGTTCCATGCCAACATATGAAATACTGAAATCCCGTTCATGCTTAATGAAGGAATTTATTTTATCCCATTCTTCTGCGCTATACGAATTCAAAAGTTCCATATCGTAAAGACCAAGGTCTACATTTTTCTTTACCAAATCGAAAACATGAATTGGATCAAATTGACCATATACCTCTTTGCGAATATGATAATTTACTAACCGACCTGCTACCCATTGATAGTTTGGCGTTTCTTCGCTGATAAGATCAGCAGCACTTTTTATCAGTGTTTCTTGTATTTCTGTGCTAGTAATGCCAGTATAAAATTGCAAATGAGATTTGATTTCTACCTCACTAGGAGAAACACCATTGATATCTTCGCAAGCAAAAAACACAACTTTGTGCATCTTCTCAAGATCAAGAACTTCTTTGTCACCATTGCGTTTTGTAACTGAAATCACGTTTATCATTTATTTTCCCCTGTATCATTTTGATATGATATTTATGTTTAGTACCGAGTGATTTCAGCATCTTCCATGCCTGCAACTCGTAATTTTATAATATTTGTTAATTGAAAGTGTTTGATTTCAAAACCTTTTGTAATGCCTTGAAATTGGTTTCGGATCAACGATACATAGTTGATAAGTTCCATAAGGTCCACAACTTCATCTTCGCCATCAGCATATTTTTCTGCATCTCGACTGCTCAATACTTTTGCGTAACCTTCCAGATACTGCCGGAAATATTTGCTGCGTGTCTTTCGCAGTTTTATATTCAAATGTTCCAATATAGATTCTATGTCCTGAAGTTGAGAAAATCTGAGTTCAACAAACGAAGGCAAATCGGTTGAGTTTTTTTCAACAATACCTGATATTTTTACTTCGAATCTTGCTTCTTTTAATTCCTGTTCGTAGTAATCTAAACAAGATACAATTTCAGACATATTATCTCTGACGATAGTGTACCAACGTTTCATATATTATTAATCCTCGAAATCGCCTTCGCTTTCATATTCATCTTTAAAATAACGATATTCCGCTTCTTCCATAATTTTATCAAACTCCGCTAACTCATTAAATCCTTGTCTATCTAAGCCGCGCTCATCGCAAAATTCCATGTATCGTGCTGCTGCCGACAATCTATCTTTTGCGGGAATATACGAACAAAACAAATTCCAAAAATCATACGCCGTTTCTGAATCCATCATCTTTATCCTTCTTTATCCTTCTTTGTTGTAGTTTTACTTATCTTTTGTGTATACGACATTCTATGCTTGCTTTATTCGATTTTCTGGTCATGTCATAAGTTCCTCTGGACGTGGGAGTAGGAAAGGCAAGGACAAGATCAGGATTGATTAGTTCCAACATTAACGCATTTCTTTTTGGACCAGCAGATTTGCCTTCTCCTACCCAATTGGCAGGTATGCGAACCTGTTGGATTCCAACTTGTTTAGCCCAATCATAAGCCATAGTATCTGCACCATCAGCGTCACCATGTACAATCATACTGATTTCGGGAAATTCACTAATCGTATCTAGCATTGTGGTCGCGAAAAAAGCCCAATCTGCAAAGTCTCTGCCACCACAAATTAATAGTCTCATCGCTCAATTTTCCATTTTGTGCTGCCACAATCCCATATTCTATCATAGTTCATTGATTTCATAATATCCCATTCAGTTTGTAATGAATCATGACCATCTTGTATCAGTTTTTTCTTAGTAAAATTTAAACGATGTTTTTTGCCCACTATTTCATTTCCTATATACCAATAATTCGGCTTGGTTTCTCCATCATACTCAAATCCTAAGGCATCGTATATTCTACCATCAAAATATCTTCTGTCGCTATATGTAAATATTATATCATATTTAGTAGATGATGTAAAGCATTTAAATAACCGTTGAGCAATACCAACAATACTATAATCTGGATGAATACAATACCTACTCAACTCATACGTATTTCCATGTTTGCGACGAAACGTCATAGCAGCAACAATGGTATCATCCAAGGTCGCTACATAATATTTGGTCGCAGAACAAAATCCTTGTAAGTGATACGTATCTAAAAATCCACGTGTATCAACAGCAGATGTTTCGACCAACGATAGATTACGGGCGTACAAAGTAGTCTTTTTGATACCCATCTTTGTCTTTAATATCGACTTTATACTTTCTTCATAATCATCCCATTCATCCTGAAAAATATGAACAAGTGATATTCCTAATCTATTACACATCAATGTCTTATTTAAATGATATGTAGAATCTTTTTTGCCTGAAACTTCGGAATGCCACGATAATCCGTTAAACTCTATAGCTAAATTATGATCCGGTATGTAAAAGTCAAGTTCGTATGGCGTTATAATAGATCGTGTATTAGTAACATATGCTATTCCTAATGTATCAAGAAACTTTCCTATGAGAGTCTCATAGTACGATTTTTTGGGCAGCAAATCAGTCCGCCCAACACGCTCAACCACACTTCTAAGATACGGCTGATACATATCCAACATAGATGATGCTTTCGCATATGAGTTGTTTTCCAATACCGATATGATATGATCATAATCATACATCGCTGGATTTTTTTCTTTGCGCGACTCCATATTATTGTAGTATGCTTTTTTTTGCAACTCCGGAGTATCATTTATTCTATGAAAATTTGTTTTGTATCCTGTATTATCAAATAATGTCGCCGCTGCTTTCTGTTGTATGATTTTTGACGCTAATGGAGTTTCCGTGCCATAGCGTTCTATATTCGTAGATTTTCGTTGATCCGCAAACGCAGAATAAAGATTGTCTGTGCCATATCTATCCATAAGCGTAGCATTAAACTTATTCTTTATTTCAGGCGATTGTAACGCATGATCGACGCCGTAGCGTTCTACCATTGTTGACTTCCGCTTATCTACGCTATGCTTACAACTTTTTTTACAAGTATAATCTTGGTGATATCCATTAAACTTCATTCTATGTCCGTATGGGCAATATATGGATATTGGATCCATATATTGCCTGGTAGCCTCAACGAAATTAATGAAGGGATCAGAGTAATTCCAAGAATCAATAATATCTTGATATAACTCTGGATCCCGAGATTTTACAACACGAGATAATGGCGCCAAGTTGGTAGTAGATAATATATAATTTCGCAGTTCAGTCTTTGTCATTTATACATCCAACATACCAACTTAGGCTGTATCATTCATCTGTACCGTCATCCTCAATTGGTTCAAGACCATGCTTTTCAGCATCCAAATCTTCGTTGTTCCATTCAGACATAACAATATCTAAATGTTCATCTGTCCAATTTTTGCGGAATTCAAGAATTTCTTCGCCATTTTTACGAACATACGATAGACGATTGCCTTGTTTTACTAGAAGACCCTTCGCTTCGAAATATTCAAGTAATCCAGAATACGGCGACATTCCAGTCTCATAAGGAATTTCTACTTGTACTTCTTCAAATGGTTTTGCATAGCGTGTTTTCATAACTTTGCACTTAGCGCGAATACCATGCACTTTAGATGTTTTCACACCATCAGCATCCGTTTTGAGTTTCAGCTTCTTGATTGCAATAACCATGCTTGACGCATAAATAAAACCTTGTCCACCAGAAATCTTATCATCTGGATCAAACATATCTTGTGAAGCATATGTGTGATTTGTAGCAACCATTCCTACGTTCCATTCACCGAACATGTTAACTGAGTTGCGAACAAGTGCGGCAAGTGCCTTTGGTTTACGACCCATATCACCCTTCATGTCGCCCTTTTCAAACTGTGTAACATCAGTAGGTGTAAGGAGCATACCAAGTGAGTCAACTACAAACAGCACCTTCGGACGCTCACTTTCGTCAGTACCAGTATATTCCGATTTATAATTCTTCATAAAATCCGATATGATTTTTGCCACGTCATCAATCATCGCAACATTCAGTTTCAGAAGTTTTCCTTGATCGGTATCAACACCAAGAGCATGTAACCATGCTTCGTCAAGTGCGTTTTCACTATCAATAAGAACAACAAAAATGCCTTGATCTTGGGCATCTTTTACAATATTACCAGCAGCAATATACGATTTACCTGCGCCAGATTCTCCTGCGAAAACAGCGACTTTGCCCAAAGGAATACCTTTATAAAAGTCACCAGATAGTAGTTTGTTTAGACAATAATTGCCTGTCGAAATCCAAGTATCTGGATCACGAAATCCCACACTCATGCCTGGAACAGATTTTGTAATAGTTTTTCGAAATTTGCTTGCGTCAAAAGCCCGTGTTACCATAACGTATTCTCCTTATTTAGTATGATATTGAGGGCGGTCTAAAACCGCCCTCAAGTGTTATCAATCATTACTTGCGATTGCGAATCATGTTGAGAATATCTGCTGCGTTTTGGCTTGCTTGACCGCCTGATGATGCCGATTCCGCTGCTGCTTCGTCGGTCGATTTAAAAGGGATTTCATCATACGCATCTGCTGTTGGTGCAGGTGCTGGAGCAGGTGCTGGAGCAGGTGCTGGAGCAGGTGCTGTAGTTGACGTACCACTATTACCAGTGGGTGCTTCTAATCCCCAAGGACGATATGTGTTGCCCCAACGATCTAGATCATACAGTTCACCGTCAACCGATGCTTCAAACATTTCCGTGATGACTTTTATATCTGCATCAGTTGGCTTCTTTGGAAGAAACTCAGTCAAATCACTCAGTCCGAACTGTTCAACCGCAGCACGTTCATTTTCATTCAAACTACGCTCTTTACGTGCCCAATTTGAAGCACCGTAATCCGCATACTGACCATTCTGATTTTTAGTCAAACGAAAATCTGTGCCGTTATCATACTCAGTTGGCATATGCTCCATGTCTGGATCAAGAAGCGCACTCTTCAGTATTTTGAAAATTTGTGGGCCAATCACGAATCGACGAATTGGATTTTCAGGTTTATCTTGCTCATTTAGTGGATCAGTTACCACAAAACCCTGGAAGATGTATGTTTTTTTCTTCCAATATTTACGTGCTAAATCTTCCATAGATGGGTCTTTGAACCAAGGACGAATTTCTGCATGTACTGGGCAAGTTTGACCATCCCACATTTCAATACAAGGTACCTGTACAATCACGGGCTTAGATTCATCTTTGCCCTTGACACCTGCGAATGGCATCTTGATTACTTGGCGTTCTTGCCAAAAGAATGTATTTTCGGGATTTGCGTCTGGTAGAAAACGAATTACTGCTGTTGTATCTACGTCAATATTCCAAAAAGGATAAATCGCATCGCGATTGCTGCCGCTGTTATTTGAGTTGTGGTTATTGTCTTCGGCTAAAAGTTTGGCTCTAATTTCTGCTAGTGTTGGCATTGTGTTTCTCCTATAATATTAGCATTATGTTAGTGACTATTCCCACACATCGCGTGTGAGCTATAGCAAGTTTATTTATCATTATACTAGTTGCTATTTTACTAATATACGCTATTTTGGAAGAAAAGTCAATTACAAAAAGAGAAAGGGAGCAAAATAATTTTGCTCCCTTCGTGTAGTCTATATGTTGATATTTTTAATCTACGTATATCTGACCATCGTCGCCTATGCTATCATACGGTGCGGCGGCGTCTGCTTCTTTAACTTATGTTGCAGATTTATTAGCCAATTTCTTTACCATATCATGATGTTCATCATCATCTCTACCGACATGATTATCAATAACATGATCTACCTTCTTTTTAGGTCCAGTAAAGCTAACATGAGTACCAT